TTTTTTAGTTAATGGTCCTAACTCAACCATTAATACAGCAGTATCTAATTCATTAAGTGTAACAAATGTTACTTCTTCATTAGGTGGAGCAAATCAACCAACAATAGAAGAAGCTAGAAATTATATTGGATTTAATTTCGGAGCTCAGGAAAGGTGTGTAACTCTTGAAGATTATGATTCGCAAATATTTAAAATGCCAGGTAAGTTCGGAGCACCATCTAAAGTTAGTGTTACCAAAACAGGTAATAAAATAAATGTCAATATTCTAACCACCGATGTAAATGGTAATTTAACAAGTAATATTAATTCAAACATCGCAAATAATATCGCAACCTACTTATCACAATATAGAATGATAAATGATTATGTTGTTGTTCAACCAGCTCAAGTAGTAAATCTTAGCTTTATATTAGATGTGCAATATAATAAACAATACACACCAACCGATTTATCATCAGCGATTGTAACAAACATCTCAAATATTTTTGATAAATCAACCTTAGCTTTAGGTGATGATGTTTTTTTAGGGGTTGTTAAAAATGCAATTATGAATACACCAGGTGTGTTAAACTTAACATCACTTAAAGTTTATAATAAAGTGGGTGGTATTTATTCACAAAATACATCAGTTCAAACCGTGGCTTCCGATGGTGAAATACAAATAACAGAAGAGATAATACTTGCCGATGATAATCAAATATTACAAATACTAAACCCTTCTATTGATATTGTAGTTAGATTAAAATAATTAGTACATCGTTAATATAGCGTCATCTATTTCTTTTTCACTTACTTTAGATAATATTCTTAAAATATCTTTTTCAGTATCAATAGAAACCCTATAACCTTTTTTAGTGTATTTAATAATTCTGGAAATTAAAGATGCCGGCGCCTTTAACGCTTTATTTATAACTATTTGTTTAGTTTTAATATCTTTAAAAAATCTTTCATCATAAACCATTTGTTTTTTGTTAATATCAACACCACACATCACACAAGTAAAATCAAATGAATATTTAGATGGGTTTATAATTTGATATTTTTTATTTTCAATAGTGAATGTTATAGCATTTATAGTAGTATACTTACTAAAACTTTTTTTTAATACATAATCTAAATTACTCATATCATTGATGGCTTTTTCATAATCCTTTTCATTTGAAAACCAAATATCAAAGTCATTTATTTTTTCATCTAATATTAAAGATGTTAATGCACCACCAGCAATTATTGCATTATTATTAGATAATATTTTTAAAACATCATTATCTATATGTAAATTAAATAATCTGTCTATTATTGATAAATTATAGTCATCTAAAAATAGATTTGATTTTATACTGAGAAAATCAAAAATATTAGAATTGTAAGAATTGTCACTTTTATCCCAAATAAATAATCTTTTGTCACTTGTTAACTGAACAATAAACTTACTAAATTGACTTTCATATGTTAGTTTTTTAGATAATACCAAGAAAAATATATCACCATTTTCTGTATATCTATCCCATTGATTACCTATTTCAGAGGATATACACCATTTAGTTCCTTTACCATATAAACTCATAGCCTCCATAGTAAAAACCCTTTTTACAATAAAATCTTGATTTTCATAAATTACTTTAGAACCATCATTTTTAATTTTTTCTTCCCTCTCTGTTTCAGATTCTAACCCATCAACATAAAAGATAAAATCATTAATTGTTTTAAATGAAAAAATATCTCTAAATCCAACTGGTATTTTATCAATTAATCTCTTATGTTTTTGACACATAAAATTAATTGATGGGTGTAAATCACCATCCTTACACACTACATTTAACCACTTTTTGTACTTTGAATCAATTTCTAAATTATTCATATTTGTTATTTATTTTTAAGGTATATAGTATCATTAACATTATATTCGGTATTACTAAATACCGTATAATTGAGTGTGTCATTACAGATAGTATATTTATAATATCCCACCCTTTCTTCTTTTGTTTGTATTATACAGAATAATATTGAACTAAATAATAATGTTTTCATATATAAAATATATTAAAATAATTTAGTAAAGACAAACATTTTCCCCCTTTAAAAATTAAAAAAAAAGGCGGTATAATAACCGCCTTTTAATAACCACATTTTAAATTTTAAGAAGTTATAGAAGATCTCATAGCTTCCATTATATCGGCTGGTATTTCACATCCGTTAGGTCCGCTACAAGAAACAGCTCCCATAGTATCCATATTAACATATTCAGGTTTTTTAATGGCTGTATTAAAGTTAAAATCCCTTTGTTTTAATTCACGATTTACTCTAACCCATTTGTGGTATAAATGTAAATCTTTAAGACATAGTATCATTTCTTTAACATCTCCTTTGAAGAATCTCTTAGCGAATTGTTTAGCTCTTCTAATCCAATCTTTCTTAATTAAACCTTCAACCCTTGTTCCTTGTAATTTTAAATCTCTTTTATTAACATAATCACAAGCTTCCCATAAATTACCATCAAAAGCATGTAAACCATCAACAATTAAACCTGAAGCGAAGAAAGCCGCATCATCATACTTATTATATAATTCCTCACCTGATAATACCGATGTAAATGGTGCTTGGTTGAAATCTTTATCACCTGTTAAAGGTAAGAATGAAACAGCCGCGAAATCATATCTATTATTAAACAAATAATCTTCCACCATATCGTAATCAGAATAATCCAATTCAACGGTGTTTGAAACCGAATGTCTTAAATACGGTTGAACATTTCTTTCGTGATTTGTTCCATATTCAACCCAATTGTTTTGAATTGTTTTAACCACTTCTAATTGATTCATACCAACTAAATCCTTTTTAAATTTAGCATTCTTATTAGCCATTACTGGAATATACGCCACATAATCTGTTTTATTAGAACTCCATACAGATTCTTCAATCAAATATGAATGTTCTTCATTCAAATACTTACCAATTTCAGATTGTTTATTAATTTGCATTACCCTAAAGTATCTTGGAGCATGATCTCCGTGACAACCAGAAGGTGATTTTAATAAAACTGAAGCATTTCCAGAAGGTTTAACACAAGTTGTTCTCGACGCTGGATTAATACCTATAATTTCAGCCAACTCCTGATTTACTTTTTTAACGATTTCAGCACCTTTTCTTTGAATTTCAGGATTCATCATAATATGTGGATTAGCCATCCAACCTGTAAATGAACAACCTAATAAAGCCTCTCCCCTGAAGATTGATTCTGTTATATCACCTAAATATGGGAAATCAGCATAACCAGCTTGCAATGTACCTAAGATAGCTAAAGACTCACACGCCTCATAAAACTTATCTTCTGTTGTACACATACCACCATTACCCTCAGTTAAATTACATCCTTGAAACCCATATTCAGTTTTACCATTAATTTCAATTTGAGGGTATAATCCAATTTCAACACAAGGATTAGTTACTTGATCTTCATCATCCACAAAATAGAATCCCGGTTCACCAAAATCTTTGATTGATGTGAAAATCCTATTGAATTGTTCTTTAGTTGTGGTATTTCTATTAATTACCGCCGAATTATTTGATCTACCTCTTTGTGGGTTTTCATAATACCAATTACCAACCTTAGCATTCATCATTTCATCATCTTCCGGTGAGAATAAACAAATTGTCGCACTTCTTCTAACACCACCTGATAATACAGCATCTGACATATACATAATAAAGTCATAAGCCATAATAGGTTTCATTGAATTAACACCCTGATTTAAGTTCCTTTCAATTAATTCTTCACTCTTTAAAAGTGACTTTCTTAACCCCTCAGGTCCAGGAGCTTTAAATCCACCACTAATCATAGCACCCTCAGGTCTAATTAAACTTAAATCAAATCTAATTTCATACCCTTGATATTCAGGAAATGGTGTTTCAGCACCATCTACTACATATGAAGATATTAGAATACCAAAAGCATCACTCCATCCTTCTATTGAATCAGGAACTATAAATGTTTTTGTTCCTTTAGTTCTTTTTGTTAGATTAGGTAAATTGTTAATGTGTCTATGTTGTACAGAAAAACCCACACCACAACCACATAATAACAAATACATTATCTCTTGGAAACATTTTACCCTATTTACGTAGGTACTGGTACAATTATACATTCTAGCATTATGCCTAATAATCGGATCACCTCCAAATTGTAATGCCCTTTGAGAACCCAATACTAATTTATCTTTATAAGCCCCTTCAGCCTTATTAAATAATTCAATAAATCTCGGGTTAGTTAAAAATTGTGAATATTTAACTTTGTGCATACCCATAACTCTTTCAACCGAATCTTCCCAAGTTTCAGTCCTATTTTCATCGTCAATCCACCTTGAATAATCTAAATAATACTTTAAATCACTCGCTAATTGAAGTCCATTCTTACTCATTTTTTTATCGTTTTTTAATTTTTTTATTGTTTATATAAATATGTTATTTTTTAGAAAAATACAAGGGAAAATAAAAAATCCCCCAATTATTTTTTAAAGAAAACCTAATAAAATCAATATTAGTCACTTATAAATAATTAAGGGAAAATATTTTTTACCTTAGATGGTTTCTTCATCACCTGTAACTTTTTCTTTTTGTTTTTTTTGTAGGATATCGTTAACCCTATTTCTTTTCTTCTCTTCTTTTTTGTTCTCAACACCTAAAAAAGTAAGTTCTTCAGTACTATTATCAGTATCAATTTGTACTGAACCATTATCAAATAATGCGTTCTCAAATACAACACCAGCAGGTCCAAATCTGTTCTTCAATATTGACATATTAGCCCTACCATTTTCTTGTTGTTCCATTGTTCTACCAATAGAATATAAAAAGTGAGCAAATTGTGATTTTTTAATTGATCCACCACCCATATCGGATGTCACAATTTCTTGTCCAATTGATTGTCTACCCCCCTGAGTAAATAAGTGGATAGGTATTTTAAGTTCCTCAGCTAATGTTTCAAACTGTCTTACCAAAACACCTTCAGCTGTCCAACTATCCTCAGATAATTGAATACAATCTAAATAATCCACAACAATCATATCTGGCACAATATTATTTTGTCTTTGTTTTTTAACCCAATTACGGATTTTTTCAAACGTTGTACCATATGAAGGAAACTTCTTTAAAACTAATTTCCCCTTACCTTTAATACCTTCAATTATGTCAATAACTGCCGATTTATTCTCTTTTAAATCATTAATTGGGATACCTGTCCAACAGGCGTAATGTTTACGTTTAATATCCCTAATTTTATCTTCAAAGAATATATGGAAAACCGTTTTATCTGAATTGTAATTAGTATTGGCGATTTTAGTGGCGCATGTAGATTTTCCAACCCCTAATGGTGCTATACCTAAACTAACTTCACCCGATCCTAAACCACCACC